GTCATTGAATGTAGATCCGCAGAACGCTATGAAAATATGCGCGGCGACGGTCCTAGCTTTGTTGTGTTTGATGAAGCGTCTAAGTGTCCTAAAGAGGCATGGACGGAAGTAGTGAGACCTGCGTTAGCAGATAATCAAGGCGGTGGAATATTTATTAGTACACCGTGGGGGCATGACTGGTTTTGGGAACTTTTCATGCGTGGACAGGACCCGAACGAACCTGATTATTGGTCTCATAGTTTTCCGACATGGGCAAACCCTTTTATTCCTGCAAAGGAAATAGACGAAGCAAGAAGAACGTTACCTGAATTTGTATTTAAACAAGAATTTGAGGCAGTATTCTTAGATGATGCAGCTTCAGTATTTCGTAAAATTGATCAATGTGTTGCTGGTGATTTCAGAGAGCCGGAGCCGGGACACTATTACGTAGTAGGATGGGACGTTGCTAAACAGGACGACTATTCAGTTATCACAGTTATTGATTGCAACACAGGCGAGGTTGTGTATTTTAACCGTTTCAATCGAGTTGATTATAGCATGCAGTTGGATAACTATGTTGTACCAACGGTACACCGCTTTAACAATGCTCATGTTATTATGGATAGTACAGGTGTCGGCAATCCTATCTTAGAAGAAGCTATAAAAAGAGATATATCGGTTGAAGGCTATTACTTTACGAACGCAAGCAAGAAAGAACTTATTGATAGAACCGTCGTTGCTATCGAAAATAGATACATTACCTACCCCTCTATCCCAATTTTGCTCAGCGAACTTAAGGCTTTTAGTTATGAAATCACCAAATCGAGAAATGTTATATATAGTGCTCCTGAAGGGCAACACGATGATTGTGTTATAAGTCTTTGTTTAGCTGTGTGGGGTGCAAAACGAGGAGCTACAATACCATTTGAGGTAACAACGCGAAAAGAAGAAAATGCAACTGCTATAATACCTCAGACACACAAGGTAGATCAGGCGTGGATAATGCTTCGTCAGCAACAGATGGCTCGGTCCCTGTCATGGGTACAATCTTCAGCGCCTTATGTCGCGCCGGAAAGCGATGGGAAAAATGATAATACTTGGGGAGTGGCATGACTAAGAAGTATAAGAAGCAAAAATCACAGCCTGTTACTCGGTGGGAATGGGAAGATTTAGCGCAAGATAAGAATTTATCGCGTGAGTATACGCAGCTTGCCACAGCCTTACATGAGGCGCAATCTCTTGCTGTGCAAAAATCTGTGCGCATGGGAGGCTCCCCGGCTGAGTACATTGATTTAACTCGCGCAACCGCAATCTTAGAACGTTCTCCGCAGCTTATACCCTACTTAGACAGCATCAGAAAGCAAGGTAGTAGCCTTCCTACAGGCTTTACATCGTATCAGAGCTACCTACAAAAACAAAGCCCTACAGGTAACGCGCACCCGCAAGCAACGCAATCATCTGGCCTTTGGTCAGGCAATCAATCTGAGCCTGATGGCGTGCCAAATGCTAGGATTATGCGTGATCTTGCTGATTCAAACGAGTGGGTACGTGCGGCTATTAACACCAGACGCCAGCAAATAGGCAGAGCTAACATAGCGGTTATGCCCTTCAATGAAAGAAAGTCGTATCCCAAACAGCTAGCTAAGCGTATACAATTATTGCTCGATCAACCAAACGAGTACAGGCAAAACTACTACGAGCTTATGTCATCTGTTTGCGATGATATTTTAGTGCTTGATCGTGGCGTGCTCTTAAAGGATATGACAACCTCACGTCAGCCTGTCCATCTCTATACAGAAGATGGCGCAAACGTTAAAATTTACCCTGATTGGTCAGGCAAAGACAGAGAGCCGCGCTATGTGTACGTAGATCCGCAGAGTAATCGCAAGGTGCCTCTACGCAACGATGAGTGCGTCATGATGATGGCGAATCCTGCCACGTACCGCTTCTCGCTTTCCCCGGTGCAAGTGCTCTATAACACCATCCGGGCTGACCTTGCAGCAACAAAGTCGGCTGCAAGCATGGTAAGTATGAAGCCGCCGCCACATATGATCCAATTGCAGGGGGCTACGCAACAGCAGTTAGAAGCTATCCGCGCACGCTATGAATCGGAGATTGCTGGACAGAAAGAAATTTTCTGGATTTCGGGCCAGAATCCAGCAAATGTGACACCGCTTATCTTTTCGGCCAGAGATAACCAATGGCTTGAATGGCAGGTGTATCTCGCAAGAAAGATTGCGGTTGTTTTTCAGATTTCGCCTCAACAACTCGGCATAACTTTTGACATTAATAAAGCTACTGCCTCTTCACAGCAAGAAATCTTTGAGGATACCGGGCTAATACCTCTGCTTTTATTGATCGAATCATACTTAAACGAGGAAATTGTAGGTGATTTTGCTGCGAAGCTGCCTGATGGCCGCGTTGATTTTGATTCAATTAATCTTCGCATACTTTTCCCTGAAGTCTCCGAGTCGGACAGGCAAATGCACGCGGAACGGGCGATCAAAGTTGCAACGACGGGCTTAGCTGGCCTGCCAAGTATGACGTTAAACCAAGTGCTTGCATTGTTTGGTGAAGAGCCAGTTGAAGGCGGAAACACGTTTTATGCGCCAACGCGTGAAGGTCCGTTACCGTGGCTTAGCTATGATAATAAGCTCGGTGAATTTACACCGTGGGCTACAACTGATGGCTCTATGGGAGGTCAAGACCCGCTTGGTGGTCCGACTGACAATCAGACACCGCGTGACGGTACAGGCGGCTCCGGTGATTACGCTGGCCCGATACAAAGTCAGGGCGCAGATTCGCCTGAAGATTTAGGGCAGCAGGCAGGTGCTAATAGTAGCAGAGGCAGTAATGCAAGCTCTAGCGCAGGTGATAAGGGTTCTAGTGGCGGCAAGGCACAAAGTTCAGGCGGAAAGAAGAGTTTTGATAATCGTCGTTATGGGAAGCGTTGGATTCCCGAAAGGAAATAGCTATGTATCACGGCAATAATAAACATCACATTGATATGCATGACGATGTTGAGGTAAAGGAAGCTCAGCTAGTTAAGACTGCTGACGGTCATGAGATTCATGTCAAATACACTGTCAAACCCGGTATTGACGCCAGTGAAGTGCGCTATATGCACCGAACAAACGGCGTCAATCACAGCATGGACGATGTAAAGCCAGTGGTTGAGAAAGAAAGCAAGAAAAAGTAAATGTCAAAAATCGTTGAGCTTGCGCCAGCAATTACGCTTGACGACGTAATTGCAACGAAAGGCGTGGGGTATAAGCCTGACTTTAAGATCCATACGGCAGGCATCGAGCCAGATAGAAGCAATAATCGCTTAGTGCATATGGTTGGTTCTAGCACAGAACAGGATATGCAAGGCGACATCATGACCTTGTATGCCTTAAATGACATGACAAAGGCGGCTCCAAATATGACGATCTGGTTAAATCATAATTATGATTTGCCCGGTTCAATATTTGGTTCTGTTGTTGGCGCTCCTACCATTAAGCACCAGCAAGGTATTGCGGATCTGCACTTAACCGTAGATGTAGAGCTTGACAACCCCGCAGCCGCGCAAGTTAAGCGATACATTGATAATGGCAGGCGTTTAGGGTGCTCTATCGGCTGTATGGTTACTAAATACGAGGTGCCAACAGAGGACGACGGGCCTAATTGGGCGAATATGCCCATCAAAATACTTGGTGTTTACCCGGTAGAATATAGTGTCGTGGGCATACCGTGTAATCAAAGATCGTGGGTTGAGAATGCTATAAGCGGCGTTTTCACCCGAACGCTCGATCCTGCTCTAGCCCCGGCTATGAAGTCATTATGGCCTTCTCGCTACAAGGAAATGGCGAAATCTTTTAGCGATGAGACCCGTGTTAAAATGGATATGTACGAGCCACGCGAGGCCATTGACGGACGCATCGAATGGTTGCCAGCAAAGAAAATGTTCTTAATGAGCTACGATGGTAAAGAACGCCGCTTTAACACGAAGGACCTGCAAGATTTCTTTGCTGGCGCTCAGCCTATCCGCACAGAGCAAGAAGTTGACGATCTTCTTGACCTCGATCTTAAGATTGACGATCTAGGAGAAGATGAACTTGACCTTGTTAAAGGCGTCTGCGGCAAAACTTCATGGCCGCTTGACATGGAAAGTTCATGGGACAAATCTACCGCGCACCATCATTTACTTGAGTGGGCAGGCGGCAAAGAGAACTTTCAAGCATCAAAGTTTAAAAGTACTCATTTCTGGTATGACAATGACGGTACGCAGATTAGCGATTTCCATTATCCGTTTTGCGATGTTAAAGGCGGAAAGGTAGTTGCTGTTTGGCATGCAATAGTCGCGGCTGCTGCTGCATTGGGAGGCGCAAGGAGCGGAACCGATGCAGGTGGAAAAGGCGCTATCCGCAGCCGCGTGGCTTCATATTATCACAAAGCTGGAAAAACCCCACCCTGGGAAGAAGGCGCAGAGAAGGATGAAAAGTCAGTGGATGAATTAGAACTTACTGAGAAAGAACAAGCCCAACAGGAGCTTGACAAAGTTGCTGCGGGTAAACCTGCCGACGATAAGAAGCCAAGTAAAGACGACAAGGACCCTGACAACGACGGTGATGATGATACAGACCCTAAAAAGGACACTGATCACGACTACGCCGGGAAGCAGGATGACGACAAAAAAGATGATCAGGATGATGAAGAGGAAGATGAGGACGGTAAAGGTGGTCATGAAGGCAGCAACAAAGAAGGCAATGACAAGAAATCTGCCGAAGAAGTTGTACAGTCATCCGAACTAGACCCCGGCAAGATTGCTCTGCTTGCTGCATACAACACGGTAGGGAAATCGTTGAACTTGCCGGAGTTGACTGCTGAGAAATACCTTGAAGTGCAGAAAGCAGGAGTACAGATTGACGATCAGCACATGCATCACTTACAGATGCTACACGACATGGTTTGTTCTATGTCCGGTGGTATGACCTGCTCAAATGCTCCTGCTCAGTCTTTCAGTGACGCCGTAGCTCAGGCTCAGGAAATTTCAGGCAATTCTCCTAGCGTCATGCCTTCTGTTGCGTATTCACTCGGTGATCACTTAAACAAGATCACAAAGTCAATGGAGACTTATAACGGCTACATGGAACTTATGCAGAAATTTGTAGAAGGCCAGAGCACCGTTAAAGTTGAGCTTGAGAAGGCGCAGCAAGAGGTTGCGACACTTGGCGCTGAAGTCGTGAAGTATCAGGAAACTATTGCTTCGCTCAAAGACATGCCTCTAGGCAACCCGATTCACCATAATCGCACAGTGCATGAGGCAGACCGGGACGCAACGATCACACGTGAAGAAATTCTAGGTATTAACAAGGCCGCGCCCGTCGAATGGCAGGCAGAAGATTCTCTTGCCAAAGCCTTTGAAATGACTTCGACAAAGAAGAAGAATGCAGGCGGCATGTTTATTGAGTATCGTGTATGGCCTGAAGGCGTTGGCGGCGACACGAAGAAGGGTGTAAGACCTGAGCTTACCTCCGACCAAATCACCTACATGAGCTTTCAGGACATCAACAACTATCGTGAAGGTAAATACGCCGAAGTCCCCTGTATCGGGAGCCAGAAAGCAAAGTAAATGAAAAAGCACCAGCCTGTAAACGTTAACGAGGTACACAAATCAGAGCTAGCAAGCGCCGGATTTAACCAGTCTCTTGCATTGACAATTACGAAGGCTACAAATAGCATGGTGTGTGCCTATGCGTTTGCAGCGCTGGCATTACTTGGTTTCCCGGCCCTGAGTTTGTTCATGGGGCCGGAGCTAGCTATATACGTTGCATGGTTTAGTCAGACCTTCTTGCAACTGACTTTCTTGCCCGTCCTGTCCGTAGGTCAGGGCATTATGAGTAGGCATCAAGAGCTACAGTCAGAAGAGCAATTCAACACTACTGTAAAGATATACGGTGACATAGAAGAACTGAAGCAAGAGATAGCTGAACTCAGGCGGGAAAACAAAGAGATTAAAGGCTTGTTAATCCGCATTGCATTGGAGCATGAGCACAATGAAAAAGAATCAGTCTGAGCTAGATGACCTCATTTTCGAGCTAAACGATGCTTCACCTCATAAATATCGGCTAACCAATACAGAGCATCCACCGACTAGAAAAGAGTTCTTTATTGCGGTTGCGGTTGGAGCCTTTCTTTATATGGGCATACCTCTTGTCGCTGGAATTGTCGTTGTGATAAGTCGTGCGCTAGGCCATTAGTACTTGACTAAGTGACCTTTTATCTCAGTTGTGTGTTATAGTTAGTAGTCATAAGGTTGTCCGGTCATGTGGATGATATTTGTTCTCCGTATCAATAAGCTGGCCGGACAGTCTTGAACTAAGCAGAAATATTGTACAGCCACATATTTCGATAGCGCTTCATGCGGCTTACGAGCGTGCGCCAGGGCAGCAACACTACATTTGTAAGGAAGAAAAGTGAGCGATACATTTACAAATGTTCTTGATCCGCGTGACGCTACGTATGCTATACAGCGCCAACAGCAGATTGATGAACTTCTTCAACTGAATACTCAGCAGTTAGACCGTCGCCTTAACTGGATGTTAAACAGTGGCGAAAACATCCGTGACGATCACAAACTTTCACAGAAATTCATGGGCGATGTGCTGAGCAATGCCTCTACCCCTGAAATTCTGCGTAAAGGCATTCTTGACTCGACAAGCGGCACGACTGGTAACGTTCTAATCCGCCAGGATCTAGAGCCAATTCTGTACGCGCTGTTCGTTAAAGTGTTCCCTGCCTTCGAGAGATTGAAAAAAGGGCAAGCAAACGGTTTGGTTCACGCATTTAACCAAATCACTTCTCCTGACTCTTCCAGCGCACAGAGCACGATTATCAGCGAACTTGGCACCGTGAGCTACGTCAGTTCAAGCTACGTTCGTGGCACTGCACCAATCGCTGTGTTTGCTACCGGGCGTGGTGTGGGTATCAAGGAACTCGCCGCCGTTAGTGCAGGTGGAGCACCTTATGACCCGCAGAAAACTGAAATGTCAAACGGTATGATCAAACTCGCCTCTGACATTCAGTACACTATCCTGCAAGGTAACGCTTCTACTTCGAGCGGCGCGGGCGCAGCTACCGAACTCGGCGTCTACAATGCCAATGGCTTTGATGGATTCCGCTCTATCCTTGGCTCGGTTGGCTCCTACTCCGGCAACAACGCCATTCAAACCGACATCGGCAGCTTGAACATGCTGGAAAGCTTGCAGTCAGTTGCGGCTAAGGCTGCAAACAACGGCGGCAATCCTAGCTTGGTCATGATGAGCATGAACGCAAAACAGGCTCTTGACATTGAGCAACAGAACAACCAAAGGTACGATAAGGACATGGTTGACATTGTTCCCGGCGTGCGATGTAACAAAGTCGCATGGGCGAACGGTGAATTGACCATTCTCCCGATCCCCGGCACAACGCTCGGCACCTACAACCGCACATCGGACAATGCGCTTGTTGAGGACATCTATGTACTCGATGAGAATGGCATTTCCTTGCGTTGGTTGTACAGCGAAAGCTTCACAGTGCTGCAAATCCCAACAGGTGTTGACGGTGCTCTTTCTAACCGTTTCATCATTTTTGGCATGTATGGCATGGAAGTTGCCGCGCCTTTGTTCAGTGGCAAAGCTCGTAGACTGGCAAGCTAAAAATCATGGTGTATTCTCGCTACGCCAGTTCAATTAGCAGGGTTAATGCTATTGCTCGTAGAGAGAAGCGTAGGGCCGCAAGGTTGGCTAGAAGGCATGCCGTTGCGGTCCTACGAGGCCAGATCAGGCAGCAAAGAGCGCTAATTGCTGGTGAACGCAAAGCCATAGCATCACAAAGGCTTAAAGAAAGGTCTACTCTTGCCGCAGACCGATCACGAATAGCCAAAGTGAAAAACTCTGAACGCAGAGCAAGGGCCGCAGAGAGGTCTGCTTTGCTCAGAGACAGAAGCAAGATAGCTGGTATTCGCGCCAAAGAAAAATCACAGGTAGCTAAACAGCGAAAAACGATTCTTGCGCAAAGTACTGCCATAAAGAATGAGCGCTCCATAATCAAGCAAGAACGCGCTGAAATGCGGAGCATGAGCAGTGAACAAAAACGTGCCATGCGCTCAGTTATCAAGGGCCAGGAAGCAGCAATTAGAGCGCAACGCACTAAGGTTAGGTCTGAACGGGCCACAGTAAGAAAAGAACGTTTAGCAGCTAGGCGCAAGATAACAAAGATCCGTGGGCAAGAAAAGAGTATCAGAGCTAAGTTTAAGCGTACAAAGGCAGTAGCTAAAGGTAAGATATCGAGCCTGAAAGCTTCTGAGCGGCGCACTAAAACAGCTTTTAAATCAAGGTTAGCAGGCGAAAAAGCCAGTATAGCCGGAAGCAGAAAAACTATTGCCGGGTATAAGGCAAGAATAGCCTCTATCAGAGGTGCTACCGGGACCTCTCGAAAGGGCGTCACTAAAAGGTACAC